CACTTTCGGATCTCGTTTGAACAGAGATCAGAAGCGGCATTTCTTGGTCGTATTTGGAAAGATCCGCAATGAGATCTTTGACTTTTGCAATACGCTTGATATCCATGCAGTAGTCTCCTTTCAGTCAATCCAAGCAATCTTCCGTCCGCAGTCAGGACAGAACTTGTAGCTGCGGAACAGAATGCAGTCGCATCCTCCGCAGTGATCCCATTGCCTGTCATCAATCTTCGGATGCACAGGCTCCTGAGCAGCAATCAAAAACGGTAGAGCCAGCTCGAGATCCCTGGACTCTACCATAGATTTGACTTTGTCGTCTGAGTCGATGAAACAATCCAGAATGGCATCACGGAACTTGTTGATCAGTGCGCTCTTTACGACTTGCAGTGGCATTGCTGTCCTCCTTTTCGGTCGTTATAGTCAACGGTTATTCGTCAGCGAGATATTTCTCGTCCAGAACGAGCGTGATCTGACCGTCGTATTCGAACTCTTTGTTGGGCAGATCAAGCTTAATGTAGGAGATGGGTCCACCTACTTGGTAGAAGTTGAGCTCTTCGGAACGAGAGATGTAGGTGATTTGGATGAATGCATCATCAGGCATCGGATCGATGATCTGCATGAGCTCTTTCTTGGTCAGGGCAGTAATGCGCAATGCTGTAACCTCCTTATTTTTCGTAAGCTCTCCCGGCTTTATATTTGTGGTATTGAAATTCAGATTTGTCTACTTTTATCAGAGATTGTGATCTGGTTTCTGGTAAGATGTGGGAGAGAGGAACAGAGATAGAAGAAAAAGGTGAGGAAAAGTGGGAAATAGGCCCTACTGGGTTTATCGTTTATCGATAAAAACCCTCGATTCCCTCCAGTTCTGAGGCTATCATTTTGGCCAAAGTCAAGGCGTCATGCGTACTTACGCCATCTCCATCGAACTCGAAATGCATTGTTTCCAGTTGTCCGATATCAGCATCGCACGAGAATTTATGGATGATAGCATCACCTTTGGAATCCTTGAACAGGAATTTGAAACCTCCAAGGAGTACTTGCACTTCAGAGATCTCAACATTGAGAGAAATGCAGTAGGAGATAAACTCCAATGCGGTATGGACATAGATCTCTGGAATATTATAATTCAACTGGAGATCAAACTCACTGAAAGGTCCTTGTACATATCTGGTAAACTTGATATTGTACATTCTACAAAGCTTACGTACAGATTCCATGTAAGTCCTCCTTATTACGTATAATCCATTTCCTAGGCTTAAGACTGAAAGTTTCTCTATTGAAAAAGGTAAATCTAAAACACTATACTTAAGTTATATATTATTTGCAGTATCCAATAATACTTAAATACAGTATTCTATCTTACCTGGTAAAAGAGAAAATCTTTTATTCTTAAGGGAACAAGTATAATCATACGTAATAGAGTCAACTTACATAGTAATAAAAGTTTACACTATGTAGAATATACTCATATACAGTATGATTAGAATTTTTTATTTACTATTGACTTATATTGTAGTATATTATATAATATTTAAATATAATACAATGTAAGTCGGTTATCTCCTTCTTTCTGTATTGATTTTTTATAGCGAAACATCAGTCTGCCGCCAGAGCAAGCGTCATATCCAGGATTACGTCATCTGTCATATCGATGGTGCCCATATCATCCATCGACATAGCGATGATATCTCCGATGACCCAAGACTCATGAGTCTCCCACTCATAAATCTCTCCTGCGGTATTCTCGATAGCAATACAGTCGTCAGTGATATCAACGACGTATCCCGTCATTGTGTACAGATGCGACCTGCTATGGTTATACCCATGGCAGAATGTTATTACCATCATGATAGCGACGATCATCAATGCGAAAGTGATGATCGCAGGTTTGCGGTAGTAGTTCATTTGATACCTCCGATTGTTTCTTTCCAATACGTTCATTTTCGACTGTTAAATTCTTCAGCCGCATATTTACTGGCTTCAGAAAGAGCAGTACGGAACTGTTGAACGTACTTGGGAAGTTCTGCTTCAAGATTACCATTTGACTTCTGTCCGATCATGGAGAATCCAGAGTGCTGTAACAGCATCAGACCATCGTAATGGGACCTCTGAAATTTCCCATCAACGATGGCTACCTGCTGTCTGCCATGCAGGTATAGCTGTACAGTATGCAGTTTTCTTGCGACCAGATCAACCCATACTGCGAAACATATGTAGTCACTGTCTGAATAATCAACCAGTGAGTACATGAACACGTTCATCATTTGATCACCCCAAACATCAGGCTGAAAATAAAAAGGCTCGCTACGGCAGTAGCGAGAATCATCATACCGTAGTGAGGTTCATCCAGCCAGGACTTCTCCCAGCTGTATTCTGGGATTTTGCGCCACATCAGAATGGTGCCTCCACTTCTTCGTCGTCTTCATCTCCGATCAGCAGCCGCTCATTGAGGAACTGCTCATCGATTTCAGTCAGGAGTGCAGCATAGGATTCGAAGCTCTCGAAGGTCGGAATGTCGTTGAAGCCTGCTCCGCGCAGGTAGGCCATGGCGAATCCCAGGTCGGAAGAGATGCAGGTGTATCCCTCCCAGACCTCTGCGGTTGTGGTCTTGCCGATGTGGTAATAGACAGCTTTGATCTGGCCGCTGTCTTCCTGCCAGACGACAGCTCTGGTCTTGTAGAAGTTATTCCCATTGGTGGACTGAATGTTGGCATCCATATGAAGAGTGGCCATGCAGTTGCCTCCTTGTCAAAAATAGGGCAGCCCCATGCTTTCGCACAGAGCTGCCCAGTAGAATCAGATAGCGAACGGGAAGATGTCTTCCTCGGCATTGAAGGCACGGACCTTGCCCTTGGCCAGGACCTGGTACTTTGCCTTGTTGCCCATGTGGATCTCCAGCTTCCGCACGCCAGCCTTATTGGTGTACATGCGAACCTTGATGTCACCGGAGATGGAGACAAAGGTGCCTTTCTGGAGCTCAGCCTGAGCCTTCTCGGACTCCTTGTCCCAGGCGCCGAAAGTGATGGGCAGGTAGCCCTTGAACACCGGAGCCTCGACACCGTAGAAGTTGCAGACCTCCTTGATGGCCTCGATGATGGTGCCAATCAGGGTGGCGTCCATGTTGCAGGAGTAGTTGGCCAGCACGGTGAAGTTGGTCACGGTGCTGTTGCCGCGCTGCTGAGGAGCGTACGGAGCGGTGGGCAGGTTGCCCTTGAGGGTCGCGTTGGAGATCTCAATCTCCAGGCCGTCCTTGGAGTAGTTGCGGATGATGTTGGTCTTCATTGTTGTTTCCTCCTATTTTCTTTTTGGGTCGAGTAAGGAACATTGTCGTGTGAGTGGGTCCTACATGCCGTGCTCACACACTTCACCAAGTCCGGCCTCGCCCTAGCGAGGCCTTTTGTTACTGCAAGCTCAACCTGGCTGCTTTTGCCAACTCATCCGCACGATTATTCCACGGGTGATTGGCATGGCCCTTGATCTTGACGACATTGAGCTCAATGTTGCGAGTTCTCATTTCTCTGAACAGTTCCATCCAGAGGTCAAGGTTCGCAACCTTCTTGCCGCCACAAGTATGGAAGCCCATCTCTTCCCACTTGTGGAAGTTCTGGATACCTGTGGCGACATAAGCAGAATCGGTCGCCAGTGTGAACTGAGTCTGCTGAGCCTGAGCTCTGATGTGCTTGACTGCCTGAATGACAGCAGTCAGCTCCATCTGGTTGTTGGTTGTGTTGCGAGCAGCACCACTGCCTTCTTTGAGCAGTTTGCCGCTTGCATCAGAAATGACAACAGCCCATCCGCCATTGCCATTGTGATGCGAACCATCTGTTGCGATAGTGATGCCAGTCTTGTACATGGGTCTCCTTTCTGCCAATTCACAATTCTGTGGTTGGCGGTCGTGAAGTGAACGAGTTGGCCGCACGGTTCAGCTGAACCTTGTTGAAGCACAGGCGGTCTTCTGTCAGGTGTGGTAGAGCTCAGCGCTCTATTGCTTCCAGCGCATCACCTGATCGCTGTGGAAGAGGGCTGATTATGGCTCAGCCCGCTAGAAGCCAGAACAAACAAAAACCCCGAGGTTTCCCAGGCCTCGGGGCGAAAGGAGGAGCGGCTGTACCGCCATAGTGATCAACCAGGCTGAAGATGACCTGGCTGACCGGCACTCGATGCTGCCTACGTACGTCTGCACGGAATCATGCACGTAGGCAGGGATGAATGTCGGTCTCAAATGCGGTCAATGGTAATGAATTCGATGAACTTATCGAAGTTTGTGCCGTAGGTGATGTGCTTCATGTCCTCTGCGTGCTGGGCATCCAGGAGATCAGAGAACTCGCTGATGGAGATGGTACCATCGGTGTACTTGATTGTCATTGCGAACATAGGAATACCTCCTTGACGTGGGTCGTCACCCTAATTATCACCAAGTCAGGCCTCGCCCTAGCGAGGCCCAAGCTATGGAATCGACTAGTAAAGGTTTTGACCAAGTAGAACAGCCTGACTTAACTGCATCCAAGCGCAGGCTGACCTACTTTTCACCAAGTCCGCACTCGCCCTAGCGAGGGCTTAAGTGAGGTCAAGCACTACTCACTGAACGGCACAAAGCAAACGTGAGTGTATCTGTGCGTGACTGAATAGGACAAAAAAGTAGCGCCCCAAATACTATGGCGCTACTTTACGGAGCCTAACAGTTAGACAATATAAGGGCTGGTATCAAGACTGCTAAGAAGCAATCCTGATATCAGCCCTTACGGGCTGATGGTTATAAATCATACCAGTCGGTTTCAAAATCTTCGTAATTATCGAAGTTGTCGCGAAGATCTTCGAGCCTAAACCTAAAGACAAACATTTGGATGCTATCGCCGTAGTCGAACTCTTTCCTTTCTCGTACAGTGTACTCTCCATTGATGAATGAAATTTCCATTCCGTCAGCGTAACAAACGATTTGGTTGTCTTGTGTATCGATTTCGAACTCATATGTGAAACCGATCCTAACCAACGCAAGCATCCAGTCAGGAGTATTGCTTGGAATAGTCCACTTCTTGACAGGAGCAGGACGACAATACCGTGCCATGCTTTCTTTGCGAGCCTTCTCTTCCTCGAGCCTACGCTCTTCTTCCCAAAACTCATGAGCCAACATGGTCTGAAGAGCAATATGGTCGTGCTTATACTTCTTCAGAGGACCACAGAACGATACGAAGAAAACGCAGCGCTTGTTACCGCCAATGCCCGGAGTAATGCCAGACGCGAAAGCGCCAACATTGCGGTCTCTTGCGCGATCAATGAAATCACACGCCTCTCTCCACGAAGCAACGACACTCCTGTGCCAGCGAGTGTCATACCAGAATACATACATTGTGTTGTCCGTCTCAGGAATATTCATTTGGAATTCCTGCGGAAGATTCTGTTTGATAATCATTGGTGCTCCTCCTTTCAGCAAGCCCATCCAAATCTGTGAACCCGGGTAATGTTTCCAAACTCGACTCCGTCTCTATGAGCTAGAGTCAAAGCAGCGATAAACGCTTTTGATTCTCTTGTGGCATATGCGACGTATTCCTTATTGGTTCTGTTGTCTGTGACAACACAGCGCCACATATCTGGCACAAAATAGAGGTGCCAATCAGGGTCATCGGGATCGTCTCCTGTTGCTTCGTCGCTGTATCCGACAGCGATATTGACGACAGTAAACGCTGCTGCTTCGGCTTCAAAGAAGTCGTACCCAACTCCATCGTCTCCTTCTTCTTCGTACGCAGGTTGAGGTTCGCTTTCTGCGAATACGATTTCATTGTCGATTCCTTTGAAGAATGTGCGCCATTTCTTCCATATGGAAAGGTTGTTGTACTCTTCGCGTGTCATTGTTTTTTCTCCTTTCAATAGTCATCCAACAACAATGCATTCTTTTATGGAGAAACCGTTCTGCTCGAACAGTTTGACAGCGTTTTTGTACGCTTCCTGCTTGGTTTCTCCAATGCCATCGAACGTGTAGCAGAATTGCTGCGGGTAGATGGCACACAGCCAGTGGTCGCCTCTGTTGTTCATGGAAACGGTGATGGCAATCATGGGATCGCCTCCTTTTTTATTCGCTCCGAGGAGCGTCCAGAACACTCTGATTAGAATGCTCTGGACGGCCCTCGGAAGGGCCTGTTGTCAGATGATGTAGACGACGCAGATTTTGTAGCCCTTCCTCAAGAGAGCAAGAGCTTCTTTGCGGCTGTGCTTCTTCATCATGCCATTGGTGCAATCATAGTATTCAAACATTTCATGTCCTCCTTTCCTTACAGGAAATACTGGCAAATGCTCGTGAAATCAAAATACATTTCACGAGCATTGGCATATGCTTCTGCGACTTCCATGATTTCCTTCGGACAGTCAGGATGAGTGCTGAAGAACTGCACAAGTTCTTTGGTCGCACTCATGTCGTCCTGGAACCACTGAAGAAGCAGAACACCAATGTGCTCCGCGACCTTCCAACCAGAAGCGGTCAGCGGCTTTTTGTCCTCACAGACCGCCTTGTAGCGGTCGAAAGGACATTTCTTTTCCAGATCTTGCCTGGTTGCAATGTAGGTGCGAATGATTCGCACTTGCTTGTCACACGGCTGACCGGAGCGATTCGTGGTGGGCACCCAAACTTTTGTGCCAGCCTTGTACCACTGAGAGCAGTGGTACGTGTATGTCCGCTCCTTGACATCATCAAGGAACTGGACGTCACAAACGAGGTAGCCGCCAGAAACAGCTACAACGTCAGGATCCTTTTGTGCTGCCAAGTATTCTCTTGCAGCACGATCCGGATCGTTCGGAAAGTATGACAGCTGCTTGCTGTCGCGAAGGGTCACACTGAGAACGGGTGTCATGATGGGATTCCTCCTTCTTTTTATTTCAGCCGAGGGCTGACTACAAAAGAGACTGCTTCGTCGCTGCAGCAGCCTCTTCTGGATGTCAACCTTCGACTTAGAGAGCCAGGCTCTCCTCGTCAAAGTCCATGTCCATGCTGTCCTTCTCGGTCAGATGGACAAAGCGCAACGCACGCAGAGGTGCGTTACGCTCAATGTTCTTTACGATGTCCTTCGCGAAGACACGAAGGACGAACATGGTATAGCTCGCCTTCTTGTCTTCATCGAGGCCATTGGATTTGGTCCCGAGCTCCAGGGCATCTCGGATCGCAGTGTTCACCACGACAGCTTCCTTCTCGGCAACTGTCATGATCCTGCCACGGGACTTCCTTTCGACCGACGTGAAAGTATCCATGATGACCTTTCTCGCCAACTCGAACAGGGCTTCCTCCTGCTCTCTGACATCAGCGCCTTCCATCTTGAAAGAGAGAGCACACTTGTTTCGCCAGAAGAACAAGAGAACGGCCTTCAGCCCGACCTTCTTGCCATCAAGAATATCCTGATGGAGCTTCGAGTCGGCCGAATCGCAGTAGTTGGCCCAGTTGAGCTCCGTCAAGAACTCATGGGACACAGCTGCAGCGAACGGCGCCCTCTCGTCGTCAGTCTCGCTCATTATTAGTTGAGCGAACTGATCAAGCCAAACGGGAGCACCTTCCAGCTCCCACTCGCCGCAGTCAGCGACGACCAGAGAAGCGATGCGGTCTGCAGTGCAGTGTATCTCCTCCATGGTAGCCCGACCAGGCTTGTGGAACTGCTGGTTCCACGGCTTGAGCCCATTGGTTCGCTTTCTGGTCCAGTTCTGCAGGACCTTCAGCGCTTTGAGCAAGTCAGGGCTGATGGCGTTGCCCTTGACCTGGTCGATGCACAGGATGGCACCGACATGGGCAAGAGAAGCGGCGCGGAGATACTCATCTTTCTGGGCGTCCTCACGCCGGTAAGCCGCATCGGATGCCAGAGCCAACAAGGTCATAGCCAAGTCGCTGTAGATGCCAACTTGGTTATACTCCTGCGAACGCTGCAGGGCTGCAGCGATCTGATTCATCTTGTTGGTCCGAGTACCGAACGGCTTCGGCTGCTCCTTGGACCCGTGCTCAAACTCGATGAGCGGGAAGTTGGCGAATGCCAGCTGCCGTTTCATCAAGTTGACGAACCACTTCCAAGTGACAACGAGAGCCTCGTCGCCATCGAAGTCGCCGTCAAAACGCACGATGGTATCGCCATGCCAGGACAGCACGGCAACACCTTCGAGCTTTGCGAAGGCTTTGACCACGCGATTGGTCAGCACCTTCGCAGTAATCGCATTCGCAGGATAACGGTTGACAACCGCTTCCTGCCCATCCTCGAGTCCAGCCAGGCTGAACTCCTCGGGCCCGATGCATCCAATGGTAGGATCTTCCGGGTCGTGCCCGAAAATCGCTACCTGCATGAATGCGATTGGATCCTGGGCAAGAAACGGGTAGCTGCCGCTCACGCGGAGCTTGCCACGCGCAATGTTATTGCGCTTTGCGGTCCACCGGGATTCCAGATAGGCGTTCACATGAGATTCGCCCATCAGTTCAGGGATCGCAGCGAAGACCTTGGCCAAGTCGCTGCGCCTCTCTTCCGGCAGACCAGCTTCCGTCAGCATGGAGTATGCGCCAGCGAATGTCTTTTGCCGCTTGAGCCAGCGACGACTCCTGCGAGTCAGGACAGCCAGCTCCCTGCTGGTCGGCAGCAGCATCTGCTGAAGCAGCTGTCTGCTCAGCTCCCTGGTCTCTGGCTCCTCGACCAGGTTACCCTCCTCGTCGTATTCGTCCGGCTCGCTGGCCAGACGGACGCAACGCAGATAGGGCAGGAACGGATACTTGGGTTCAAGCTCATGAACCCAGTCGAGGAAAGCTTTCCAAGACTGGAAGATCTTGTTGGCCTTCCACACATCGGTGGTAGCCAACACCTTAAACCCACGGAACTCTTCGGGAAGAATGTCAACACCTTCTCGACTGAAGAGCTCCTCCATCAACTCGAAGTCGTCAAGGCGAACAGCCATGCCGTCAGCCTGGGTGATCTCGAGTTCTTTGGGTCCAACTTCGTGGAATTTACCGTCCACGGTACGGACACGCTCAAAGGTGCGCTTCGTCTTGATGGACGGAATAATCTTCATCTCGTCCAGACGAATGGGACCAGGCTGGCCATTGCCAACCAGCATGGCCTTGATGAAGAGGCCACGTACCTGAGCACTGCCACCATCGGTAAGGATGGTGGAGGGAGTGAGAAGCACGGCCATGCGCTTCAACCACTCCGCCGCAGTGTCAGCCCGGTGCAGCGTATCCAAGAAAGACGCCATGCCTTCCCTGACATCGACAGTAGCGGTCATGACGGACGCCTCGCCCATCATGATTTCGCCCTTCTTCTGGGCGTCGGCGCTCGCAGCAAGAATGCCGTAGCGCTTGCCGTTCAGCACGATGCCTGCGTTGCAGATTCGACGCAGGATCTTTTCCTTCAGCTCTCGCATAGCAGCTTCAGCGTCAGCCATGCCGACGCCGAACACACGCCAGTTGGCGCTGAACGCGCCAACATTGTGGCAGATCTTGACCATCTGCCACACGGGCTTGTGCTGCCCGTAGGTGATGCCGAGGATGTCAGACATCAGGCTCTGACGGAGCCCGTTAATCTTGCCATCCTCTACTTTAAGGTAGATCGGCCTCTCCGCATCGGCAGAGAGCCTCATGTTCAACTGCCCAAGAGCGAACCGGGCAGTCTTCAATTCCTCCAGGTCGTACTCCCCATTGGAGTCGACCTTGAAGGACGCGATGGCCTTCATCAGGCCACTGTATTCAGCCAGGACGATTTCCGGGCCGAAGCTCAGGATCTTGAAGCCTTCCGGCTTCCTTTGAATGTTGTTGGTACCCATGATGCTACCTCCTTTGTATGCATCGTCGTGAAGAACGCACTGGGAACGTGCGGGACAGCCTACTGTCCACTTTGTCCAGCCTCCGGATGCCTTGTGAGTTCCGTACTGCTGGCGAGTCCGTAGACTCAAAAGAACCCACACAAATGTGTGAGCTCTTTTGAAACCACAAAAACCGGAAGCCTATGTTTTACGTCCCGTTTCCTCTGGGACGATGCTTTGTCAGACGGGTTCGTCCTTCACGAGGACGAAGTTGCCTTCGCCCTCATAGCGGAAGAACTTGACTTTCCCTTTGGAGAAGAAGTAGACTTCTCCGAGAAGAGCGTCATACGCTTCCTCTTCGAAGCCATACGCACAGAATATATGCCGATATTCGGCCATATCTTCTGTGGCGAATTGAATTTGCGTGAGCCGCGCTCCACGAGCGCAGGCTTTCACAGCCTCAATCAGAGCCTGTGTGAGACCCTGGTCGATGTTGGTGACGGCGGCGGTGGAATTGCTGTTAACAAACTTGAACATTTCATGTTCCTCCTTGTTTTTAAACAAACCGGTCCTTTTCTCCACCAGACTTGCCCGGCTACAGTCTGGAATGGCTGTCTCTCCATGCTGTCCGCTTTTTAGCCTCAGCGACGGCTTGCACGATTTATCCTACGTGCTCCGGATTGAGTTTTAGCCGATTATCTCACTGTGGATAGTGAGATAATCGACATTCTTGAAGGCCTCCTTGATAGCCTTCAGAAACTCGATGAACTTCTTCATTTCGGGCACCTCCTTTTGTTGCACACGGTTCGTTAGCCTTCAGCAACCAATGCTGACTAAAAGACTCCATGTACGTTGCCGCACATGGAGTCCTTGATGTCAACATTGATTAGATCTCGCCTGCGTACCAAGCAAGGATAACGACGTCGTCCTTCACGTCAAGCGTGAAGGAGTCGAACATAAGAAGACTAGCAATATCGCCAACTTGCCAGTCTTCTGCTCCCTCCAGAATCCACTGGTTGATGCCATCGTCAAAAACGACGATGTCTTCATATAGTGAAACCAGGACCACCCTAGCACTGCTAGGGTATAAATTGTAGATAGATATTGACTCAATGTCAATGTCTTCCACAAGATGGGAATCCTCAGGGAGCCAAGTGACTCCCCAATGACGGATTACGTACTCCTCGTACGTCTCCGCCACGCTGACGGACAGGGTGAGGACCAGGGCGATGGCCAGGATGAGCGCGATGACCTTCTTCATTGGGATACCTCCTGCAGGTTTAACGTCTTTACTGTCGCGACGGAATGTCCGACTCTGCTTCATGAGGCTTCGTCGGCACAAGACCTGTGAGGATCAAGCGCCACAGGCAGCGCTTTGGGATTAGCGACGATGATGCTTCTTCTCGCGAAGAAGAGCATCGCCCATCTTGGTGATGGCATCGGAGAGTTCGTCGCTCTCTTTGCCATCAATCTCGACGACAGCATAGTCTGCGCCGAAGCCACGAACATACGCAGCCATGGCGTCGTCGATGCTTGTTCCTTCGTAACGAAGGAAGCAGGCTGTCTGGCCATTTTCGTCATCGATGTCGATGACGAAAACTTTGATCTTGATGTTACCCATGGGAACCTCCTTCTGCAACTTAAGGTGAGTTGCCACCAGATTACCCACTCAGGTTCATGCGCCATTGTGGGCAAGTGCTGGCTATGATCAAGCCCTACCAGCTGGGCATGAGCGAACACGGATGACAAAAGGGGCCAATCCGCTACCCCGTGACCTACACAGACAACACAAAGCCATGTCTGCTTGGCATCGAGCGAACCCGCAGATGATTCTTCTCCTGTTGCGTCGCCAGGAGGTCGATTAGATACTGTCTTGACAACCAGCTCCGTGTCTGGTCGGAGTGCGCTCTTTATTCGATCCATCTCTGGATCAGGAACTACGCATCTTCCGTTCTGCCATTTCATTGCTTCCTCCCTCCCCATGCTCAGTCTACGCACGGGTCGTTGAGTACAGGATGTTTCATTGCCTTTCGACTGGGCCTTCCTTCGTCTACTTCAGCTCCGCATCCATCTCTTTGGGACTTTCACCCAGGACTAAGCGCCATGGCATCTGACTGATCGCTTTTGTCCCGCTCGGCTGTGGATCACACTTTGTCAGAGTGTTTCATGTCTTTCGACATAGCCGTTCCCGCCTACCATCGATTGATGATGGCATCGGGTCCTCCATGCTTATTCCACTACTCAACGATTTCAGCGAATGATTCACAATCTGACTTCATCGTACTCTTTCACCGGAGAACCGGACAAGTCCGAAGACCTGCTCAATCTACAGAGCGCTTTGTTGTCAGACTGTGAATCATCCACATCCATCTCTTTCGTGGGGTTCACATGGCTTTAGATTCGCCAGCATGCGCAATGCGTATTGGCTGACTAGCTGTTCTTGCCGGGGCTTGCTACACGCTTGTCCTCCACCTCTTTCATCGCACCCAGCAGTGCTCAGAGGCTTCATCGGAAAGATGATCGATTCGCATCAGGAGACACCTGATCGATCACCCAGCCAGGTGCCAACATGATGTCCATGCTATGCACTGTTCCGAAAAGCCAGCAAGCTGACTAAGCAACAACAGTGCACAACACAGACAATCACATCGACATTCTGGCCAAGCGATTGCCCTTTGTAACTGCGACAGAGACATCAGCGAGTTGCTTCGCCGATGTCACGTCGCCGTGTGCACACCCTCCGCACAGCAACGTGCTTCAGATGCGACTACCAGTTTCCATAGGCTAATCTGGCAAGCCATACCGTGTCTTAGCTTTCCCACGGTTCTTCAGTCGCACTCATGCTCTTCCCGTTTCGGCTAATGCCAACAGCTTACGCTGTTCCTCCGAAGAGGTCATCAGGGGACGGACTCACACCGCCCGACGGGAGCCTCAGATGAGATCTGAGGCTGCGTTGTATTTGATTCCTGCAATGCAGAAATCAAATCCGTAATGGTGCCATGCGAACATCTCCTCGATGTCCGCATGTTTGAAAATGCAGAATACCTTAATCTGCATTTCCCGGTCGAAGATGGAACTGGTGTTGATCTTGTTGATGCGCTTCATGACTGCGCACCCCCTTTCTTGAATTAGCCTTGAGCGGCCAACTCCTGGAGAACTTACGCCTCTCCAGGCAGGCGGGGCTCACCCAGACAACCCTGTGCGCCGCAGCGCATCGCGGATCGCCGAAGGCGAGACGCCACTTTCGAGCGTTTACGCTCGAAAGTTGACGGGAGTCCGATAGGACTCACGTCAGTTCTTTTCCAACTCCTTTTTCATTTAACAGTCGATAATGAACGTATTGGAAAGAAACGCTCAAAAAGCGTCTCTTTTTAGTGATATATTTTCATAACAATCAGAGGTGATCTCATGCCAGAACCGATAGAATCCAAATCCAAAAAATCCAACATTCCATCCAAGACAAAAGTTTGCCAGAGGTGTGGCAAGAGTTATCCTCTGACAGACTACTACTCCAACAAAGACTGGACAGAGCAGGGCGGCAAAGATGCATGGTGTAAAGAATGCTTCTCTCGCTGCACAACCAAGGATGAAGTCAGAGAATACTTCTGGTACAACAACAGGGAGTTCAGCGAAAAGATGTGGCAAAACGCAGCCTCAAAAGCAGAGAATGCTGCAAGCAAGAATGCCACCTTCCTTAAGCTTCGGGACGACCAAAAAATCAAAGTCCTTGAGAAGATGACCTGTCAGCAGATTCCGTCTGTTATGGCTTCATGTTACAGCTTCGTTGACAGCACCATGGGTGGGAAGCTTCACTCATATGAAGAAGCGAAAGCAGAAGGCTACATCGTTGAGGAAGCGATCGATGACGATGTTAAATACCACTCGTCTAAGTTCAATGGCGACTTCAAACGCAAAGAGCTTGAGTACCTTGAGGACTACTACTCCGGTCTTGAAGAAGACTTCGACCTCACAGATACCAACCTTCGTGACATTGCAAAGAAGCTTGCGAAAGCCTCGCTTCAGTACGACAAAGTACAGGCAGACTTTGCCAACGGCAGATGCGACATCAGTGTTGTCAAAGATGCCATGGCTCAGTTTGACATGCTTTCCAAGTCAGGCAACTTCGCGGCTTGCAAACGCAGACCTGGCGATACAAGTGGTCTCAGCTCCTGGTCCGAGATAGCCTTGCGTCTTGAAGAGTCTGGGCACCCATGCACTCGCAAGATTGAATGGGAAGAAGACGATGTCGATAAGACAATCAACGACTTCAGGTATATTGTGGAGTCTCTATCACTTGATACATTATGAATTGCGGCTATGCTCTGCGGAGATAGCCTGAGGAGGATGGATGCGTCTATCCTCCTAACATCGCGCTGTGGTGCCTGCGTAGCAGTCACAGACAGCGCATATAGCGTTGTGGTGCACACAAGCTCTGCTTGTGTTTATACCACGGCGCTGTTTCACAGCGCTGTGGTGCAAAGGCAGCATTTTAGGTCCATAACCTAAAGCTTTGGGTTCGAGTCCCAACGGCGCAACTTAAACAACAAAAGAGGTGTTACCATGTAGAAAGCAAAGCTTGGTGTGATCACGAACTGGGATGCAATGGAAGAGCAGATCATCTTCTACAGGACACACCTTGACATCTTCATCGAGGATGCTTTTCCTCCAATCAAGCTAAGCAGAGATCAGCATGTTATCGCAAGAGAGATAGGCAACTGCAGAGACACAGACTGCGTACAGAATCGTGGTGCTGGCAAGACATGGCTGATTGCTCTCTGTTGCCACGCTTTATGTTGTCTTTATCCTCAGACATTTGTAGCTGTATGTTCGAAGACAGCGAAACAGGCGAAGCTTGTTCTTGAGAAGCTGAAGTTCCTTGCTGACCGCAATCCAAATATTGCTAACGAGCTGATGTCCAATAATGCCAGATCGTTAGTTCAGATATAGCAAGACAAAGGCAGAGCCGTTTACAAGAACGGTTCAAAGTTTGAATCCTTTGCTCTTGAGAGTGCTCGTGGACAACGTGCAAAGATTGTTGTTGTTGACGAGGCCAGAGAAGTAGATCCTGATGTTGTTAATGCTGTGGTATCTCCTCTGAAGAACTACAGGCGAGAGATCTCTTTTGAGAACAAGTTTCAGGATTTTGCTTCTAAAACCATTCGCATCACTTCTGCATGCGAAAAGGCTCTTCCATACTACCAGTCCTTCGTGAAGACTCTGAAGAACATGGCGTCTGGAGATAAGCTCTCTTTTGCATGTGCTCTTGACTGGCAGGCTGCTGTTGCGAACGGAGTCAACCAGGAAGAATACTTCATCCATGAGCGAGAGAACAACCCAGAGGTTGTGTTTGCTATGGAGTATGGATCCAAGTTTGTAGGCTCAACCAACAACTCAGCTTTCCCATATGAACTGACGCAGAAGTGCAGAACACTTCAAAGGGTTGAGCTTGAGCAGCCAAAGAACTCAAAAAGCAGATATGTGATCTCTCTGGATATAGCTACCAGTGATGCAGATATAGCAGACAACTCTATCCTAAGTGTTGTGAAGT